ACCATGCTTGCATAGTCCTGGCGCATCTGCTTGCGTTCCTGCTCACGACGCTTTTTTTCTTTTTCGGCTCTGTAAGCCTCGAATTCCTTCCGCTCTTCGGCGGTCATTTCCACTTGTTCCATACTGTTTTGTTTTATTGATTGTTGATAGATCCGCTATCCGTTGATTGCGCTGTCGAGCTCATCCACCGCCTCGTTGATTATCCGCCCCATGACCTCTAAAAGGCTCCCTGCCATGGAGACGATGAAAAACATCGGCAGTGTCAGCAGCCATAGCGCGATGCGCAACCCCCTTCGCCTGTCATTCTTCCTCTTTCTCATCCTCCGCCTCCTTTCCGTATGCCTCCGGCTGGTAATCGGCCATTGCGGCTTCGTCGGCCGCCCACATGGCAAGCTCCTCCATAAAGTCCGCGTAATCCCGGAATTCCAGCCCCGACGTAAGCCGTCTGATCTCGCGCTTCACGTCGCTCATCGCTGTATTGCTCATAGTAATACCTGTTTTGTGATTATCGATTTTCTATGCCTCCCCGCCGGGGTACGTCGGGATGATTACCACCCGGCGCTTTGCCGGAGCGGGGTGTTTGCCCAGGCCCCCTTTTCCCTCGATGCTGCGGAGCTTCCGGCGGAGGTCGGGATGCTCCTCGGCCCCGATACGGGCGAACTCCTTTCCAGCAATCCGCCGGTCGAGGCAGAAGGCATTCACCCTCGCCCAGTCGGTGGTATCGACACCCATCTGCTGCATCAGCTTGAGGGTTTTGCTGCGCTCTTTGCGGAGCTCGTCCTTTTGGCCGGTCTTTCGCTCGAGGTCTTCACAGCAGCGGTCATATTCTGCCCTGGTCATCTCGCGGAGGCTGTCGGTTCGCCCGTCGGTGTATTGATACACCAGGCACTTCTTGACCTCGTCGCGGTCACCTATCGGGTTGAGCGCTCTGACTGCGGTGTAGAACCGCCCGAAGTTAGTTACCTGCTGTGCCATATTATCGACAGGTTCTGTTAGCCAACTCTATGATAATGCCAGACTGGCATTTCTCAAGCCACATTGTGGCCTCTTCAATTTTAGTTCTTACCATTGAGAGTTCTCGCGTTGCGTTAGTTTCTGCCATTATATTGACATTGCCAATCGCCGTCTCAAGCGACCTCATCAAATTAGCACATTGGGCTTCGAGGGCCCGAAGCTCTGGGATTGTTAATTTCTTTGCCATAATTACATCATTTTATATTGGGTTTCCAGTCTATCGTTACCATTGCCACAACCTCGCCCGGGCCCTTACAGTCGGGGCAATCCTTTTTAACATCCACACCAGGAAGGAGTGGTTCCATGAAGCATCCTCTGCCGTTGCAGTAAGGGCACACCATCGGGGCCGTCATAAACGCCTCCTTGTGTATCCTGCCGTCAGGCTCAATCTCTATTATCTGCTTACTTTTGCTCATATCGAATCTTTTTTATCGGTCTGCCTTCCTGCCCCAGTATCTTTCCGCCCCTTCTTCCCATACGGTATAGCTCCCGACGGGGCCGAAAAAACGTCCTTTCGACATAGCCCTGAATCCTTCCACAAATATCTTCTGGTCTGCGTCGAACATGGCCTTGCGCGCAGTCCGGCCGTCGGGGTTGCGCCCGTCGGCCTGACTGACGAATATTATAAGCTTGTTGGGGTGCCTGCCCACGAAGTCCATATATTCGCGTATCCCCATCTGGGTATACTGGAAGCTGTCGATTATCACGAAATCGGCGCTTTTGGGTTTTGCCAGACGTTCGCTCAGTTCCGCTATAGGCTCGCGGTTGAGCAGTACAAACCGTCTGTTCACATCAATCATGCCGTGCTGTGCGAGCGTCTGCTGCATGCTGAGGCTCACCCCCTGCTCCAAGCTGTTGTATGCCACCTTGCCGAATTTGCAAAGCTCCTTGCTCAACTGCATAATGAAACTGGTCTTGCCGTTGCCCGACTGGCCCCATACGAACCACACGCCTTTGCGCTCCGGGTTCCCGAATGCATCGGCCCACGCCCCGGTAAAAGGTATCGTTTTCTTTTTCATGCTCATTGCCTCGTTTACTGAATATGCCCTTGCCATTTCTGTCTGCTGTATTGTTTTTAAATGCCGCCTGAACGCCGTTCTAACGGCGTTCAGGCCCCGGCCTCGCGTAGCTTCTTTTCCCGGTGGATGGCACCCTTGACACACCGCAGGTCGAAATCTTCCTTCTCGGTGGCCATGATCACGTTCGACACCTGCCGGGTGTCGGTAAGCCCGTTGGCATGGCAGATGGCAGAAACATCCATAGGGGTCGTGGGGTCGAGGGTGAAAAAACGGCGCCCGATGCGTGAATAGATCTCGTTGTAACCTTTGCGGTTGGAATTCACTCCGTGCTCGATGCGCTGCTCGATGTAGGAGGTCGACATGAACACTATACCGCATTTCCCCTCCAGGTGGTTGTAGAGGTTGATGAAATAGTGGAACACATTGTCGTTGAGTTTGTCCCCCTCGTCGAAAACCAGCAGCGGGGCATCCATCTGCTGAATCCGTCCTATGGCGGCCTCGAGGGTCTCGCGTATCC